CACTGCTTTTACTGGTTCAATAGCAATGTCTACGTGTAGTTCGCTACGATCAATTCTGTTAGGTGTGTTGTTACTTTCGTCACAAACAACTAAGAAGTCGTATAGAGCACGTTGACCGACTAGCTCTAACAATAGGCTTTCAACCTGTTGTTTGATTTCGTCACGTGTAATCTTATCGTTAGGTTCAAAGATATAAGGTTTAGCTAGCTTGTTCAACTGATTACGTAGGAAAATTACCAAACGTGCTACGTTGATACGATCTAAAGCACTTGCGCCTTTAGCACGAGTCTTCTGACCAAAGTTAACTAGACCAGCACCTGTAAAGTATGTAATAGGATTAACTTTTACATTATACAATGTGTCACGTTGTCCGTCATTTAGTGCAACTGATTTGAACTCGCCTTCGTTTGTAACATAACCAACTGCTGTTGCGTTTGTAACATTACCACGACGTGTTCCTGCTGGAGCAAACCATGGATAAGCAACTTGGTCGTTTAGAGCAATAGTTCTTAAGATCATGTGGCTTGGAGGAACTGCAATGTTCTTTCCAAAGTTGTCACTTGTAAAGCCCCATGGATAAAATACACCTAGGTATTCATCAAAACTAACTAGACCGTTGTCGTTGTCTTCTAATGCACCCATTAGGTTAGTACCCCAGTTGTTTAGGTTAGTAGCACTTGGCTCTAATCTAGCTGGAGTATCACCAACAACAAATGCTGTTAGTCCACGATCGTAGTTTAGGTTAACTAGTTCGCCAATTAGCTCAGGATATCCTGGGCAAGCTAACAAGTTAAAACTGTTACGTTCTGTATCACGAATTTCTTCGTTGTTATTGACCACGTGTTGTAGACTTTGAATGATAACTTTACGCTGTGCGTGACGACCAAAGGAACCACTTCCGTCTGTTTGGTTTGCACTTTCTGTGACCCAACGATCAGCAAAATATTCAGTCATTGTTTCGCCATCGCCTGCGCCAAAACGTCTGTTAATTGCTGTTTGATCGATGTAGTTACGAACATAACGCTTGACGTTAAATCCGCTACGACGAGTATTCCATAACAACATACCTTCTGGGTATAGTGCAGGATCTGGACAGTCAAAGTCAACAAAGTCGCTTTCTAATAATGCTGTAATTGATGCTGGCATGTCAAGATCGCCAGCTGTTGACCAACGTGCGTCAGCAAACACAATACCGTTTTCTGTTGTTTGATCAGTTACATCGATTAGATCCCAACGCTTAAAGCTATTGTTCCAACGCTTTAATAATGGATAGTGTTCTAGATCACTAGTATCAACCCATAGATCAAGATCGGATGGATCAGCTGGAGCTGTTGGGCTAACTGTTGGTCCGTCTGCATTGGTGTTTTCTGTTGGAACATAATTTAAATAACCAACCCAATCTGTACCATTGTTGATCATAATATCAACTTCGTCTACTACAGAGCTATACCATAATTTGCCATCTGCTGTTTTAGTAGTTGGCGCAGTATCGCTAATGAAGTACATGATACCAACTGGTATGTTACTCCATGATGTAGTTGTATTTCTATATCGTACTACAAAATATCCTTCTGGAGTATCATCATACTTTACATATACTGTGTTAACTTTAATGCCTGAACCTGTATAATTACGGTTAGCATCAGAAGTAGGATCTCCTGCAGGATTTATTAGAGTATAGTTTAGTGGATCGAGAGCCTTGTTTGCCACTTGATCATTGGCATACACTGGAGCAGTTAATTGTTCCCATAAACGTGTTGCACTGTTATAGACCTTAACACGCCATCTTGCACCAGCATTTGGCTCAGTAGTTTTGATCCATACAGAACCTGTTGGACGATTATCTAAAGAAGCCTTGTATTGTGGAACTTGTGTATGTTTGCTGATCTGTAGTTTAGGTGCCATGTATTCTTGGGCTATAATACCAAGTGCTCCTAGCAGATTGCCCCCACCAGATTGACTAATTGTTAAACTGTCAGTACTTGCACTAACTGTAAAAATTTCTAGTTTATTAGCTGAATTTTTTCTAGCGCCAAATGGACCTTCTGCATTATTAATATCAGTAACTAGACCGTCTACAGTAGTACCAGATGTTGCAAATTGTACACCATTGATGGTAAGTGTTGTTGTTGGTAGGCCAGTTGTTGTTCCGCTGGTTTGACTGATTGTAGGCCATGCTCTTACCCACTGGTCTGTTCCAATAACTACCCATGCGCCGTTGCCTTCTGGAGGTATACCGTTTGCATCGTATGCGCTCTTGTAGTAAATTTCAACATATTCATCGTCTAAGGCCAGTCCATATGAGCCTGCGGCTGCGTTATTATCGAGTATGTCTAGATATACTGTTGGAACTTGATTGGTAAATGACTGGCCGCCAGCTGTTGCTGAACGTCCGTCCCACTGGAAAATACCATAAGTTGAGCTGGCAGTATCTAACCAGAAAGTACCATCTTCTGGTTCTCCGCCTGGGGCTTGTGCTCGTGCTTCTAGTTCGTTTAGGTCAATATCTGCACGAACAACTAGTGCAGAGTTACTTATTCCTAAGAATGAATATGCGGCTTGTAGACCGTATTCGTTTAGTTCACCAGCATGAATTGGATTGTTGTTTGTATCTTTCTTGAATACTGGATCGCCGAATGTTTCAGCGAGTTCACGCTGACTTGTAATTGTATATACTGTACCTGTTTTCGACGCTGTAGTTCCTAATGCTGTACCGGACCCCGATGATGGTGTCTTGTCTGCACCTGTTGCCACAATGAATAGTGGACGAGTGCCTGGTTCAGCTGTTGTGTAAAAACTTTCGTCGATTACAGAAACCTGTACGCCTGGTGATATTAAAGCCATTTTTATGGTCTCCTTCTTACTGTTAATATTTAGCAGGTATTTGGTAAAACAGCTACTTATAAGTCGAAGAAAAGGGCAGAAAAAGGGCTAGTATAAATATATGATGCGACCACTATGCAATATATGTAAAGAACGGCCTTGTGCAGTCAACTACTACAAGGACAAGAAGCCTTTCTATAGAACCAAATGCGATGGATGTGCTAGAGGCACAACTCCTAGTCAGCCACGATGGTATCAACTAGGCTATCGTAAGAAAGATGCCTGTGAGAAATGCGGATATAAGAGCCGACACTCTGAGCAGTTCAATGTGTTTCACATAGACGGCGATCTTAACAACTGCCGTCCTGCAAATCTCAAGACAGTGTGTGCAAACTGTCAGCGAGTCCTACATAAAGAGGGCGTTCGTTGGCGTCAAGGTGATTTGGTACCAGATTTCTAACCTGGAGATATAGGTCATCTATAGTGGCATTATTATCTAAGATATGATCAAACTTAGTGCCTACCCAAGCAGTTTCGCTAGCATGAATTTTGAGTCGTTTTATACGCTCACTGCTGATAGCATAGCTTAGGTTGCGATCGCCTTCATTCATATTAACAGCATCTTGATACCATTCAGGTAGTTGTCCACGCTGTACCCATACAATTTCGCCACCTGCGGCTCTGATTGACTTGATTTCGTTGGGAAAGCGACAATCGCTAATAACAATGTCATCTTTTGAATTACGGAGTTTATTCTCTAAGCTGGCAATCCATATATCGTCATGGAATGCTTTACGGCATACTTCTGTGCCCCAATATTGCAGGATCCAACGTGGTGTTAGATTAGGCATGTTTAGGCGTTCGCTCCACCACGGATCCACTTGCTCACGCCATTCACGAGCACTTTTTGTACGGCCTTCTAGCATGGTTCGATCCCAGCCAAATACCTGTGCTACTGCATCTTTAAGACTGTTGGCAAAACTTTCTCGTCGAAATCCGTGAAAGTTAGTAAGATAATCTGCAACAGTATCCTTGCCCGAACCAATAAAACCGCACACACCTATAATCATAGCGTCTCCTAAAGTAACGCTAGTATATAACAGTTTTATTACAAGGTCAAATTATTTTTCTGCCATTCTTCGTAGGCTTGTTTGTCTAATTCTATTTGAGATATAACTTCGTACCAAGCAGGAGGTTGGCTGTTATTTGGGCATGTCCATTGTGTGAACTGAGTGCCTTCCAATTGAAAGTTTGCACCGGGACGTAGTTTTTTAATAGCAACATCTACGCCCCAGAGTAATTCATATGGGATCTGTAGCGTATTAATAGCTGGAGCAGGCGTAGTTTCTGGAATATAAACTAGTCCCTGTTCTAATGTGTCAACATCTTCGAGGTTGTCCGGCAGTGAAATTTCTAAAATTCCCCAATGTTTATCAGGACATTCAGCATTACTTAGTTTACATTTTGCTGGCATAAAGCACTTGCACTCTCGACATCGTTTGAACAAATTATCAAACTTTGGACAAGATTTGCAAATGCTATACCTTCTATGATACTCTTCTTTATTAGCGAACATGAACTATTTAATCGTACTTGTAGCGTACAATAACAATTCCTGAACCACCGGCTGCTCCTGCATTTGTACCATTACCGCCACCACCGCCGTTGCCAGTATTGGCCGCGCCGGCGGCACCTGTTGCTGTGCTACCTCCGCCTACAGCTCCTGCTCCACCGGTGGCATAAGTCACCATAGTTCCGCTAATAGATATTGCTAATCCAGGTCCTGAGTTAGGTGTTCCACCAGGACCACCAGCTCCGCCTCCGCCACCTGCTGATCCAGCACCAGCACCACCACTAGTATATGGAGCACCTAGGCCACCTTGATATCCTTGACCCAATACTCCAGCACCACCGCGAATACTATTGCCACCCCCGCCACCTCCTGATCCACCACTTCCGCCATAGCGACTTTGTTGGCCACCTCCGCCACCACCTATTGCAGTTAACGGTCCAAACATTGAATCATCACCTTTGGCTGCGGTGGTTTGTAAGCTGGCCACATACGCACCACCACCACCAACTGTTACAACATAACATTTTTCAGCAGTAACTGGATAGCTAGTGCTATAAACTAACCCACCCGCACCACCACCACCACCAGCTAGATCTGCCGCATTAATAAATCCTTGATTACCACTTCCACCGCCACCTACTACTAATACTTCAACAGTACCAGTTGCCGCTGGGGTAAATCCGCTAGTGCCAGTAGCAGTAAATGTATGGATTCTATAACCGTTTAATACTGTTGGTATTGGGCTTGCTTGGTCCTTTGTTACAATAAATGGGCTTGCTCCAATGCCTTCTTCAAACTGCGCCGCGTATATGTAAATTCCGTCGCCATTACAAGTTTCATTATTTTGTACAGTACTTGTGTTGTGACACTCTATGCAGGGCTGTACAGTAGTTGTATTTGTACATACTCCGGTTACTATAACTCTATACCAACCATTTCCATAAGGTACAACAGTAGTTGTGCCAGCCACGTTTCCAGGATCGGTAACTTGTGCGCCTGTGGTTAGATTTACAGTTGTACGTTGGAAGTAGTTTGCACCATCATATGTTCTAATACCAAGTCTAGTCCATTCAGCGGCTTTGGCAAATATACTGATAGTATATGTTTTACCTGCTGTTATAGACATTGAACTGTTCCAGTTCAAGTTTATAAGTCCAAAGCTACTACCGCTAGCTGGAGATTTTAGTTTTGTTACACTACGAGCTTGTGCATAGGGAAGGAATCCTGCTGGAGGACCGTATCTAAATGTATTATCGCCAAAGTTTAATGAAGCAATGCTTCCAGCATAGTATGTTGAGGTCACTGGATAATAAACAGAATCGTATGTAAGTAAACTGGTAGAAGCGGCTCCTGTACCTGCTGTTGGATTAGCTGAGTTTTGCCATATACCATTTTTGCTAAAGTAAACCTTGCCCGCATCCATATCTAAGGCAATACCTATAACATCGGTTACTCCGTAAGATGATCCCCATCCTGATGTTCCGCCGCTACTAGTTTCTTTATAAAGGGCACCGTTTGAATAATAAGTTACTCCAAGATTGCTATTTTGTCCTGGCAATGTTCCAGGTACAAAACTCTTTCCTGCAACACTGGCACACATTACCCCGCCATCTACAATTGATTGAGATTCCCAATACCACTTTCCGCTAGATACACCAATATTTGCACGACAATTGGTCCAACTGCTTGATCCGTCGTCTGTAAAAGTTAATCCGTTAGCGCCAACTGTACCACCGTTGGCGTCTAGAGGATTTAATGCTACTAACGTATTAGTTATAAAAGGTGGAGCAACTGCTGTAGTTTGTATGCTGGAACCAATTTGTGTCCAGTGATATGTTTGACCGTTAGCCGCTGTATTTGGCGGGGCTGTTTCCAATTGATCACTGTATTTTATTAAATTATGTCCAGCAAAATTTCTAGTTGGATCTTGACTGTTCCAACGTGAGCTATTATTTTCCCAAATTTCAATATCTCTTAAATCTGAATTATAACGAACTGAACCAGTTGGGTCTACGTTTGCTGTATCAACTACAGAATATCTAATAATAACAACGCCACTACCGCCTGCGCCACCGTATGCTCCACTGGAGCCAGATCCGCCACCACCACCACCTGTACCTGCGGTTCCTGCTCCGCCGTCACCTGTTGGAGTATTGTCGTTTCCTAGACCTCCACGGCCTCCACCACCTAATGATGGTCCGGCTGGTAATTTTGGAGCATGTGATCCACCACTGCCGCCACCGGCATACCAAACTACAGTTCCAGTAATATCAAATGGTAAACCTGGGCCTCCACCACCACTAGAATACATTCCGTAGTTGATACTTGTACCCACGCCACCTGCGCCGCCACCGCCTGCTCCACCGTTCGGCCAACCTAGATATGTTGTTTCGCCACCGTTTTGTCCAGCAGTATTATTTCCGCCTGCAAATCCTTGACCAGCGGTGCCTGCACCACTGTTACCTAATAAACTGGCGCCACCGCCTGATCCACCTGCGGCACCGGATCTATTGCTAACGCCCGCGGCCCAGCCACCTCCGCCGCCACCTCCGATAGCGGTCAGTGAATCAAATACACTATTTGATCCGTTATTACCAATAGTACTAAACGCACCGGGAGTTCCGCCTGCACCCACAGTAACAGAATAACTACTTCCTGGAGTTACTGTGTAGTTACTGCGATAAATTAATCCTCCAGCACCTCCACCGCCTCCGTGCTGTGATCCACCTGCGCCACCACCTGCAACAACTAGTACTTCAACGCTATTCACACCAGTAGGTGCTGTCCAGCTTGTATTTGTTAATGTAGGAACTGGTCCGCTTAATACGCTATATGCTTGGCTCCCTGTATTAGTCCATTTTACAACCGTGGTTGTAATTGTTGGTCGCTGACTTGTAGAACCACCGGCTAAACTTAAATAACCTGTTCCTGCTATAGTTGTATTTTTTAATATGGTTGTCATTTATTTTCCAAATCTTTATATTTTAAGGTGCGGCCCAACGTACAATAACTATGCCAGATCCACCGCGGCATCCTGGATAGTTTCCAGTTGAACCTGCAACTGCATTAGTAGGATTATCTCTTGCACCACCACCACCACCGCCAGTTCCGTCTACACCGGCTGTAGGATATACGTTTTCTGGAGCATTTGTGCCGCCATTGCCGCCACCGCCTAATCCACCAGGTGCTCCATATTCACTATTTCCAGTATTGTTACAGCCACCTCCGCCACCACCGTAATATGCGGCAACACCACTGATAGCACTGGCATATCCGTCACCACCTTTACCATATGGCCAAGTTTCAGATCCGTCAGCACCTGCTTGTGTAGCACCACCACCACCACCTAACTGCCAGGTAGTAGTTTTACTTCCGCCAGCAAATCCTTGACCTAGTACGCCGGCGCCACCACCATTATTATTGGTATCAGCCCCATCGCCGCCACCTGATCCGCCTGCCGCTCCACCTGGATTTGTAGAGTAGTTTCCGCCATATCCGCCACCATACGCAACTAAGCCAGTGTTTGTGCCGTCAAAGTAGCTGTTTCCACCGCTAGTACTATTAATACTTCCGCCACTTCCGCCACCTGTGCCGCCTGCACCTACAAAAATTTCATATATCACGTTTGGCGTTACTGGATAAGATGAAGCGTAGACCACACCACCACCGCCACCGCCACCACCAGTTTGACTTCCGCCGCCACCGCCACCACCTACACATAGTACTTCGACTTGTGTAACTCCTGGAGGGCATCTCCAGCCATGGTTTCCAGTTTGTGTAAATGATTGGGAAACTGTTGGAACACCAATGTTGAGATATCTAACTATAACAATACCGCTTCCACCAAACCCACTGAATCCTTGGGAGCCGCCGCCGCCGCCACCAGTGTTAGGCTGTCCACTACTTACATTTTTGCCGATGTGTACACCCATACTTCCTTGTCCACCACCACCTGCACCGCCTGGCGCACTGTTACCGATGTTGGATTCAAATGCACCGCCGCCACCGCCACCATAATATCTTAACTGTCCTGATATATCAAATGCCAGTCCGTCGCCACCTTGAGAGAATGTTCCAGTTCTAAGAGCTGGGGCGCAATCTGTAGTACCGTCATAACCTTTCATACCGGCTCCGCCACCACCACCTGCTGATGAACACGTTAGGCCGCCTGCCGCACCACCTGGCATGCCTTGTCCAGCAGTTCCGTTTGTCAGTGCTGAAGTTCCACCGTCTCTGCTTCGGCCGCCGCCAGATCCACCAACTCCAGTCCAGCCACCAGCAGTATGACCGCCGGCGCCGCCGCCCATTGCTGAAATTGTTGCAAATGAACTTCCTCCGCCTGAGCTCGAAACGGCACCTTCGGTTCTTGCCGCAAATCCGCCTTCGCCAACTGTAACAGTATATGCTGTATTTGCAATAACTGGATAAGCAGATTTATAAACAACTCCGCCACCACCGCCACCACCTATTCCACCACCACCGCCACCTGCAACAACCAGTACTTCTACAAATCCACTTCTCTGTGGTGTAAAGGTGTGTGTTCCTGATAGGAAACTATGTATTCTAAATGCTCCGTTAACACATTGTACGTGTGTTCCAGTAGTGGTTGCTACTGTGGCAATATTTTCAGTTACGCGATCAGCACCTAACTTTTTCCATATAGTTCCGTCAAACGTTTCAGTATAACCTAATGTAGTATTATAACGAGTCATGCCAGCAACAGCAGTATTGGTATAGTATCGAATAATAACAATGCCACTGCCACCTGCGCCGCCTGGATTTGAAACTTGTCCAGCGCCACCGCCGCCACCACCTGTGCTTGGAGTACCTGCTGTTCCCACAGTGTTTGCAACTCCACCGCTACCTCCTCCACCAAGTCCACCTGCACCAGCGGCTGGATTATTAGTATTGCTGGCAGCACCACCACCGCCACCAGCGTAATATGTAGCTGTTCCACTAATATTAAATTGTAAACCCACTCCGCCTGCACCTGAATTTGAACTAATACGGGCGTTGCCGTCACCACCTTTGCCGCCAGCACCGCCGCCACCGGCTGCTGGATATGGTCCAGGACTATTATATCCAGTGCCACCTACGTTTCCTTGACCAGCTGTTGCTAGACCTCCAAAACACATAACACTACTTGTTCTTCCGCCTCCACCGCCAGATCCGCCAGACGCCGCGTTATTAACGTTAACATAACCACCACCACCACCGCCAACAGCAGTCAGTGCGGCAAATACACTATTTGATCCATTAGATCCTGCAACACCACTTCCACCTGCGCCACCTGCACCTACTGTCACTGTATATGATGATCCAGGAGTTACTGCATAATTTGAATTGTAAATTAATCCGCCGGCGCCACCTCCGCCACCTTCTGATCCAGCGCCACCACCGCCACCTGCAACAACTAGTACTTCTACACGAGTAACTCCAGCCGGTGCTGTCCAGCTTGTATTTGTCAGTGTCGGAGTTGATCCAGTAAGTACACTATAACTTTGACTTCCAGTATTTGTCCACTGGATAACTGTGTGTCCAGGACGTTGAGCAGTTGTTCCTTGTGGGGTTCGGACATATCCAGCTGTGTCTATCTTAGTTGATTGAAATTGTGATGTCATTTAATATTGTCCTTGCTTATGCCTTAATGGCAATAATGCCCCATCTAGTAATGCTGTTTCGACCACCGCCGTTATCAGCATCTGCTAAACGTGGATAAGGTGTGCCATTTTGCATCAAACCAAATGCCCAGTTGCTGTCGCCACCGTCAGTACCGTTACAGAAATACAGTTCTTGGTCAACGTTGCCATTGTTAATTGTTGCTAAACTTGGAGCACTCCATGTAGTTGCTATTCTACTGTCAGTTCTTTTATTACCATTTTGAAAGTACACACGGATACCTGTTCTAAATTGGCCGTCGCTGAAGTTTCCGTAAAACAATCTAGAAAAATTACTCCAACCAAAAATTGGGCCGTCTGTCGCACTTACATAACTTTGACTTTCGTCATAATAAGCATTTGTTTGAATTTCTCTACAATAGACCTTTGCTAAATTTCCAGATCCAATAAATCCATTCCATATGTCTTGCGGAGTTCTTGTTGTTCCGCCAGCATCAACTACACCGTAAAAATTTGATGTGGCATGATTTTGTGTTCCGGACTGACTAGTTAGCCAAGATCCTGGAAGCCCTTGTTGATTAACACACTGACGTTGTAGCAAATAAATCCATCCGCCGCCATGCAATGTCATTTCACAATAGAAAAGTGCAGGACGTTGCCATAGTGCAGGTTGTAACCAGTATAGTCCACTGGCCGCTGTTGGATTTGCGGATTTAATATCGCTAGCTGATTTTGCCGCAGTCTCAGGAGTTAATCCCAATCCTGCCGCTATTAATTTTGGCTTGTTGTATCTTCCGGCTAGTGCATTAAAGTTTTGAATTACTTCAGGTCCTGTTAATGCTCTATTGTAAACTTGTATAGCACCAATTCTTCCATTGTAATACCTACCTAAATCACTTTCTCTGGCTATTGAGTACTCTTGATTAGATTCTGAATAGGAAATTGTTCCATTAAATATTCCAGTGTCTAGGGTGTTAGGCCAATATCCGTTGATATATACCTTTCCTCGTTGTCCTCTTTTCCACACGCAGGTAATGTTTGTCCAAACATTAAGTCGAATAGATGGCATCGATGTTCCGTTGTTTGCATAATAGGTTGTACCGTCACCTAGTTGAAAGTGTACTGTATTATTGCCGCCAACACCATTACCACGACTGTCAATGTGCATTGTAACACCTCTAGTGCCGGCAGCATCTGACTGGCAACCTAGAATTGAATATAAATTTCCACTAGCAACAGTTGTTGGAAACACCCAAGCAGACATAGTTACTTCACCAGTTGCTCTCATGTTTGTTGGAACTGGAGCGCCAATTACACCATACTGATTACTGCCATTAAATGTAAAACTTCCGCCAGCATCGTTTGGATCAAATGTTGGTGTATTAACTAAGGTAGCATTATGCCCAAAACCACTAGTGTCAAACCAAGTAGTCCCCGAAGTATACAGTGCTGGATCCAAGTTTAATATTAAACCGTTTCGTATCACAGCCGCATCAGTTGCCTGTTGATTCCAAGTGTTGTTAGTTCCTAAACTTTCAACAGCACCAGTGACTGTATTAAGTCTTGACTGTGTAATTAATTGTGTTGATGCTGTTTCAAACACATATCTAATAACAACAATACCACTACCGCCAGTGGTGTTACCTTCTGCGCCATTACCACCACTACTGCCACCTGCGCCACCACCAGTACTTGCTGTGCCGTTTGCCGCACCAGTACCAGCAGTATCAGCACCCTTTCCACCACCACCTAATCCACCATAGCCACCAGTTAGACTTCCGCCAGAGTTTGTTCTTACACTGCCGCCACCGCCACCTGCGTAATATGTTGGAGTTCCTGTGATAGCAATCTGTACACCTGGGCCACCTGCGGCTGGTCTGATTGAAGCGTATTCGCCGCCATCACCGCCACTATCGTATCCTGGACCACCTGCTCCACCTCCACCTGCGCCTCGAGCGTTTGGCGTTGAACTTTCGCTATCATAGTATGTGCCACCAGGAAATCCCTGGCCAGCTGTTCCAGCTCTGCCAGTCCAATAGCCATAATCTCCGCTATTGACTAGTCCGCCACCTCCACCGCCACTTCCACCGGTGCCTGGAGCACCATCAGTTGCACCACCAGTTACATAGCGAGATCCTTTGCCGCCACCGATTGCTGTTAGCGCACCAAATGAACTGTTTCCACCATTGGCCCCAGCACTGCCTTGACCAACTGCAACTGTGTAGCTGGTTCCAGCAACTACTGGAAATGCTGTATTATAAATTAATCCGCCAGCGCCTGCACCACTTGCACCCACACAACAATTACTTGAGCTCATACCACCGCCACCGGCGGCAACTACCATAACTTCAATTTGGGAAACACCTGTGGGGCAAGTCCAACTAGTTGATGTAGTTGTTGCACTTCCGCTAGTTACACTGACTGCTTGTGTACCGGTGTTAGTCCATTGCACAATAACTGTGCTAGATGGACTTGGTCTATTTGCAGATGTGCCGCTTGGGAGTTGCACATAGCCAGTATCGTTTACAACTAAACTTTTAAACGAACTAGTCATATTACTCTCCCTTTAACTTACGAATTTCTTCCTTGAGCGGATTAATTTGCGATTGTAGTCCTTTAATTGCTTCAACCAAATATGCGGTAATCTTAGAGTAATAAATTCCTTCAGGATTTCCACTAGCATCTCGACTTACTAGATTATCTGCTATCATAGCAACATCTTCTGCAATTAAACCTGCTTCATTTTTACGTGAACCATCTTTTCTATCATATGTCACCCCTAACATTTGCAATACAACATCTAGCGCATTGTTAATAGGTGTTACATTTTCTTTTAATGTAATACTTGAACTTTCAACAAAACCACCGCTGGTAGTTAGTGCGCCAGTGCTTGCATTAAATGTAAATTTAGTACTTGAAATTTTAGCAGTTGTTAAACTACCACTGGTAGCAGTACTCATAGTAGGATACAATGTAGTTGTACTTGTATCATCGCTGAGAGTTGCTCCGGCGGCGGCCCAACTTAGTGTGCCACTTCCATTGCTTACTAAGGCATACCCACTGCTTGCCGCGTCTGCACTTGGTAATGTATAAGTCGTTGAACCAGCAGTTGCGGCAGCTTGGAAACTTACAGTTCCACTAGTAGACCCGCTTAATGTAAGTTTTCTACCAGCTGACAATGTACCGTTACTTGGGTTGAAACTAAAGATAGTAGTTGCATTACTTGTAACACTAGCGGATGTTACTGTGCCGCTTGTAGCAGTAGTAAACAATGGATAGTATACAGCGTTAGTTGTAATATCACTTACCGTTACGGCAGCGTCTGCCCATTCTAATCCGCCAGATACTGTTTTTAAGAATTTGTTGTCGGTTCCATAAGAACCATTAATCTTAATTTTCTTGCCAGTGGCAATATTAACATCATGATTAAATGTAGTTGAACCAGTGGCAGCACCAATATTAATTGTTGTTCCACCACCTGCAAAGTTTACAGTTGTTGCTGTGGTATTAACTAATGGAAACGTTGTTTGATCAGTAGTTATACCGCCGCTTGCGTTAACTGCTACAGTCCCGCTAGCTGTTAATGCACCGATGCGTAGAGCATCATATGTTGCACTAGTAAAGTCCACAGTAGTTGTTGGATTAGCAGTAACACCACTGAATAATTTCCATACATTGTCAGTAGCATCTCGTACAAAACCAGTGTGATAAACAGTTGATGTGGCAGTATAATGTCCATATATACCAATATCTAATAAGTTTGCCGGATTATCTAATGCCATTTGCAACAATGAATCTTCAACAGTTACTTGAGTTGCACTTAATGATATAGCACCGCCGTTAAGTGTTACATTACCAGCAAATGTAGCATTACCCGAACTGTCAATAGTTAAAGCTAATGTGCTAGCAGTTGTAATGGTAACTGCTCCATTATTAGCCACAGCTACATTACTTGTACCGTTTGAAATAGTACTAACTGCCGCAGGAGCCGGAGCATCTGTAGTAGCATTTTTAACAACCAACGCACCCGAGACTTCACTTAATGTAACATTACCAATAGTAACCGATCCATCGCCTACATATAAATGGTTCCAACGTTTACTTGCTGTACCTAATGTTTGTACATTGTCGTTTAACGGAACAGCATTAGTAGCAATGTTGGCAAAATAGCCACGAACTGCGGCTTCTGTTGGAACAGCTTCATTGCTGTTACCGCTTAGTGTAGCATCACTTGAAAATTCGTTAACTAGTTCGCCAAGTTGAGCACCAATTGATCCTAAACGCAAACTAGTCAAACCACTCAAATCAAACGCACTAGCGTTCAATGTAGCACGGCCAGTTGCCTGATCAACACGGAAATAATCACCAACACGGAAATTACCGTCTTGGTCGGTTGATACATAGAATACACGACCTGGATAACTTTCAATAACTTCGTTAGCTTGACTTGCAGATTGTGTTGGCTCACTTGGATAATTAGTTGAAGTTTTATCGCCAGTACCAATACTTAAGAAGTCATGTCCAGTTAATCGACTTTGACTAAAATTATATCTAATAGTTACTGCTGTATTATCAGCACTTGCTGTTGGTTTTTCGTTGGCAAACACTAAGACTAATATGCTTGAACTGTTTACATATGATCCGCTAACACTTTGAATAACATAACTGAATGTATCTCCGGCTAGCGATACGCTGCCGCCCGGACGAGGTAGCTCTGAGAAACCGTCTGCTACAATAACAAATCCCTTTTGACCTTCTACACCGCCTGCGGCAATAGCAACACTAGCACCTGTAGCTGAAACACTAGTACCTAAGGTAAATGTAAAATCATTAGTGGTGTTTGAACCACCTAGTAAATTCCCTGCAATAGTAATAGTATTACCAACAGCATACCCTGCACCAGCAGTAGTCATTGTAATTGTAGTAGCACCGCTATAACTAGTTCCTGATCCAGACTTAGTAATTGTAAAGACTGCACCGCGGCCATTGCCGCTAGTTGATTTTTGAGACAGACCAGTATATGTTGCGGCAGCAGTAACGCTAGTTCCAGTTAATGTTCCATATGTTGTACTGACAGTTAATCCGCCAGTCGATACAATAGTTTCTCCTGCTTGGAATGTTGATCCATTGGTATTGATATAATACAATTTGCCAACTGCGGCCTGTACGTTTCTAATAGTACCAGTTGCTCCGCTAGTAATGCCTACAATAGTTTGGCCAGTAACAAATTCTCCATCTAGTGATAGTTCATTATATGTCAATTGGTTACCGTATAATGCGCCAGTTACTGGAGTTTCGCCACTATCAAACCCTCTGGAAATAACTCCATATGTTCCATAGCTGTTATTGCCGTTCAGCGCACGAATCTTACCGCCGCCTGTAGTAGTATATCCTACCCAGCAATAATATGTAAAGCAACTAACAATTTCAGATTTACCCTGACCTTTTACCCAGTAACCTATGCCGTCACTGGCAATAACTGTATATCCATGGAATACCATGGATTTGTTACCGGTTGCGTGTAAATCACCGTCAACAATTGCACCAATGGCACCTGTGTCTGAGAACGCAGAACACTCTAAAACATAAGGACTCTTGTGAGTAATTGGGCTATCTGGGTCAAGTGCTACGAATACCGCTTTAATAGTAGATTGAGACACATCTTCGGGATATGTCAAATTAGGAGTCCAACCTTCCATACCACGGAAATACATCTTGTTTAACGTAGCGCCATCTCGTAGCATCCACATGGTGCCGTCGCTATAATCTGAGCTGATTGTACAGTCAGTTGCTGTCACTGATTGAGCTGTAAAACTTACAGTTAGCGTTGTATAAGGGGCCGACGGAACAGATCTTTGAACATTAGTAACTGTTACAGTTCCTGAAATACCAGAACCTGTAAGAATACTACTAATAGTAATAGTATCGCCAATAATCCAATCTGCGCCCACTGTTGAGCTTGAATCAACAATAATAGTTGTTGAAGTTGCACCACCGCCCGGTGTTGCTACAATATTAGCAGTGCTGTTAGAAATATTAATAGGAGCAACACCGGTTGTACGTTGCCCGTCGCCTACAATAGTTACGTTAGCAGGAACTTTAATAGGTAAACGCTCATAATATAATCCACCCTTAACATAGATAGTAGCAGGACCAGTAACTGTATCACATGCATGGCGGATTGTGGCAAATGCTTCGTTTAAATTACTACCATCGTTGCTGTCATTACCGTCAGATTTAACATAATAAATGCTGTCTGCTGTTGATAATCCTTGCCAGCTTGGAATGCCAGAGTCGTTAACAATAAGTGCTTGACCGCTTGTTCCAATTGGTAATCTAGTTTCGCTTGTGCCGTTATAATAAGTAATATCGCCGAGTGTTGTGCCAGCACTTCCTGCACTGTCAACCATCAAATCAAATTTACTTGAATTAGTTGCCCACGATGTTGCGCTTGTATGTGCTAGTAAACATACGTATGCTGAGCCGCCATAGCGAACTACATCATCCTTAACGTATGAAATTCCTAGCGTCCAAGCGCCCTTCCAATTAAATTTCAGTCTACCTAGGTTAAAATCTGCCATTTTTCAGTCCTTGTTCTTATATTTATACTATCGATGGGTAAGTTCTACTACTATTTATTCTAACAATCATGTCACCATCATCGTTAATAAAGTACAACAAATCCTCTGGTTTAATTTTGTATTGGCTGTGGCCGGCTGCAATATCAATTACATTGTGGCCAGCATCTATATTAATCACCACAGTATCACTACTTATATCAAACTGCTGTTGTTCTGCTTCCGCTGTTGATACCGTGTTACTGTTTATGATAACTTCGCCGGTATCTGCATTTAAATCTATTTTTGTAAATCTAAGATACCCGGTACTATCTCTTTCTAATCGATAAAAATAACTTGGAGGAATGCCTCCAGTTGCTCCTATAAAATTACTCATGATGTGATCTCCAATGCACTGACCAATACATCAGCACTTGAACTTGCGCTTGATATTACTTTAATTTGGTCATTTGGTTCTGTTACCAACTTCTGGTCACCGCCTATAGCCGCTAGTGCTGTGCCCTTGGCAATAGTTACATCTTTTACAATGTATCCAGTGCGTGTATTTGCGCTGTCGTAAAATTGTATGCTAACTGTAATAGGACCAGCAGTGGTATTTGCTATGTTAATTCCAATTATAGTTGCCCTGGTTGAAGCGCCTGCGGTGTAAACTGTGCTGAGGCTAGTTCCCACGTTTACAGTTAATTCTTTTACAAATTGATTTGCCATATTTTTATCCTAGTGCTACTGAGAATGAGATAGCATTGTCAGTACTTGTGTTGTCTACATAAGTTTTTGTTGCTATAGTTGACGTGTCAACAGCAATTGTTCCGTTCACTCCAACGGTTAAATTACTGCCTACTATAACTGCGCCTAATACTGACGCAGTTGCTGGTGTTGTAACAAATGTTTTAATAGCTCCCAGTGTGGTTTTATAACTGGTAATGGGTGTTGTGGGATCTACAACGTAAACAAGCGAGCCACTTTCAAGGTCAACTGCTGTTTGTAACGGAAGATCACTGACTTTTATTGACATGTTGTTATCCTATAATAAACGTGTAGCCACGGCCGCCTGCAACCTGTTGCATTAGATCTGTTTCTAACTTTTCTATTTCTGCTGTGCCTTCGCCTTTGATGGCTGTACCGTTTAGGCTAGTTCCGCCCTGTGGTCCTGCAATCTGTGCAAACTTTTCACGAGCATTGCCCAGCATTACTTTACAGTTAGCCAGTGTGTAATCTTTGACCCATTGTGAGGCATAGACATCATTTAGAATGCCAATATCCGGACGATAGTTGTAGCAGTATAACATTAGTTCTTCGTCATCAGTACGTGGACGCTGTAGAACTGTTAGTTTGTGGCTTTGTGTATGCCATTTAAACTCGATAAATGAGCCAAACATACGACCAATCATTTCCTGATATTGTGCAAACAGTTCATAGGTTAATATGCCGCCCATATTACTACTTGCTAGTAAATAGGTGTTAGAATAAGCTAGGTTAAAGGGTTCAAAAATAGTTCCGCCCTGTCCTGAACCTGTACGTGATCCTACTGAACGTCTAAAAATCTGACGAACTTCTACAACTTCTTTTGGTAAAATATAAGTGTTTTGATCTTTTATAGTGGTCAAAAACATGTAACTTTCTTCTACAGAACTATCGCCGCGTTGACGGTATTTTGCCAGGGCCCTCTGTAGAGCAGTTTCATAGTGTATGGGGTCAAGTTCAACGTCAACCATGCCTTCGCCCAACATGGCTTTACAATAAGTGTAAACTTCTGTACGTGCTTGCTGTAGTTCGTTAATTTCTTGTGGCATATTTGTCTCTTTTGTATATTTAGCGGTTAAGGTCCCCAGTCACCGGGTGTTGCTTGCCAAGCACCGTCTGTAAAGATCAGCATATCTATATCTACAGTTATTACTCCTAATCTAAATGGTCTGTGACCAAGATTAGTAAATGTTAATCCATTTGCTCGAGCATTGGCAACTTCAACAATGGTAGTATCTCCATCATTGCCAGTCTGTCTAACCAAATACATAATCTGTCCTTCTACACCGTCGGCCAGTGAGTAGAAACCGTCTGCTAGTTTGTTAATAGTTTTGGTTAGGTCTATGGCCACGGCTGCCGCTTGTACTACATCTTGAACTGTGATAGTGATCGTATGTAGTCCCGGTGCACCGCCAAGGTCTCCGCTGCCAATCGTACCTAGTACATCGTTAACCGTCACGTTGCCGGTAGCACTAACGTTAACGAAACTAGATATTGTTCCGCCCCTCACTAAAATTCTAAAAGTGACCACACCCAATGTAAACGGACCATATGTGCCATCAGTTAGACCAGAGAACGTAAAATTGTGGTTCAGTGAACTAAGAACACCTGTAGTAGTTGGCAAAGTT